TTCTTGTTTCATACGAGATGTATACTCAACAATACGATCAATTTCAGCTAATTTACGCTTTACTTCACGAATTGCTTTATGTAATTGTTCAGATTTAGTTCTGAATTTTACATCTTTTTTAAATTTGCCGTATGTAACTTCATTGATCATTTCTTTTTCAATGATGTCTAATAATGTTTTCATTGATTCATTTGTTTTATAATAATCATCTCCTTTAATACCACCTGCAGTATAACCGCTTGCTGCTGTATAACCACTTGATTGTGATGATATAGAAGCTTTATCGTAATTACTTTCGTTATTCATAGCTGATTTTTTACCTTTCCATAATTCTTTGTAGTCTAATACTTTAGAATTTTTAGGCATTCCACCTGCTAATTTCCATCCTGATCTTTGAGCTTGTTTAGTAGCAGCATTTGTTTTTTGTCCTTTAGGAGCAAATGCATTTGGAGTTAAATAACCAGGTACACCAGCGGTACTAGATTCTTCCTCCAACATTTTACTTACTAACGATTTTATATACTCTTTTAAATCCATTTCTTTATTTTCTTTTATTCCTGCTACTGTTCTACCAGAATATTGTTTTTTTAGGTAGTTTACCATTTCAGCATTCATATTAAAATTTTGCTCTAATGGTTGATCATCTGGTTTTGATTCTATTGTTTTAGACATCATTTTCATGAATCCATTTTCAACAGTATCATCAACAATAGCACTCATCTCGTCATCTATATCTAATTTATCTAGCCAAGTACCTGTTTTTTTAGTATCTGGTTTTGATACAAAAGCTTTTACAACATCAAATGTTGTTTTAGCTAAACCAATTCCTGGAATTGTTTGGCCTGCTAAATCTATTATTTTATTTAAAACCTCTTCAGCTCCAACACCTCCTACTACTCCTAATTTTTGTTTATTAGAAATAGATTTTATTACTTTTTTTAGATCACCATACGTTTTAAGCTGTGAAAATTCATAGCTTCCTTTTCTAGCAGGATCCGTATTTGTATCTAATTCAGCCATTATTTATATCCTAAATTTGTTAATACTTTTTCTACAGCACTACGTACAGCAGTTTTACTAACTTTACCTGGTTGGAATCCTAGTGTTTTAAACCAGTTTTCAAATGCTCCAGGAAATTCATTTATGTTGTTAATAGTTTTAGCTTTATTAGTCACAGTTGATGCTGATGCTTGGGCTTTACCTAATGCAGCTACATCACTTGGAATACCAGCTAATTCTTGTAATCTATTGTTCATTATTTAACAGATTTAATTTCGTCAATTAATTGATAATACTGTAATAACGAAATGATATTTTCATCTTTTACGTTTTGAGTCTTATCTAATGGTTGTAATAATGTAACTACTTCACTCAATTTAATTTGAGTTGTTTTATCTGCTACTGTAGGAATCAAAGTATTAATTTCTTCAGTTATTGTTTTAAAATTACTATTAACAAAATCACGTAATTTAGTTGTGTTAGTGATGTTGTTGATAAATTCTTTTAATGTTAACTTTTGGCGATCTGATAAAGTAGCATATTTGCTATTGAATTTTTCCAATAACATGCGATAAGCTAATATACGAGATCCCTTATCCATACCAGCATATTCTTCCATTACACGATCCTTAACACTTTCTTTGTTTACTTCTTTACGAGTAATGTGCTCTAATAATGTAATTTTATTATCAATGATTTGCTGTGGTTCAGTAAATTCTAATGAATTGTGTGCTTCAATTAAATTGAATGCAGCAGCGTATTGCTTATAATTGTTAATCTTTGCTTTAAAGAATTCTTCTAAATCGTAATGTTCACGAATTTCTTTAATAATATTATACTTTTCTTTACGTAAAGCAGTCTTATTTAAACGCAAAGAAGCCTCAAGCGTTGAGTTGATAAATGTCTCGGCTTTAGCTTCAGTTAAATTTTTTGGAGTGATTAACGCTTGATATAATTTGTATTCTTTTGCTAATTCAGATTTACTAAAATATTTTTTAACTAATCCAATAGCAGCTGAATCTTTATTAGATACAGTATCCGATGCAATTTGGCGTACCAATAGCTCGAATAATATTCCTGTATTTTTGAATTTGCTGTGTTTAATTTTCATAATGAATAGTGTGCACTATCAATAAATATGTGTTTATTGTATACCCTTGATGTTTTTCTCGTCTAATAATGATGGTTCCTGATCAGGTCCTACTACAAGTTCTTTACGAGCTATGTTCATTCCCTCAAATAATCCTTTATGTCTTTTAAGCTCAAACATTGCTTTTGGTGTACCACTACCTTCTTCAGGTTGATTAGCGGTATATAGTGTACCGTTCTCACCAGCACCTAATCTATCTCTACCTAGTGGATCGTTTTGAGTATTAATCATAGATGCTTTTTCTTGAGGACGACCAACGGGACGTTTTTCGTCATATCCTGGAGGCACTGCTCCATCTGTATCCATTCCTGATCTACCTTTACCATATAATGAAGCTAAGTCGTGTGGTGTACCAAATGACTTACCAGTTTTAGCTGGGTCATTGCCTTCATTTTCGATTTGAGCTAATCTAAATACGCGTTTCTTATCTTCAATAACCAAATCACGCATCTCATCATATTGATCTTCACTGAATTGGAATATATCATGGTAGATATAGTCTGAAGGAATTAAATTTGTGTCTTGCATTGATTTAGCTAGATCAATCTTTTCCTTCCATAATGCTACTTTCTCTTGTTCATAAATTACTGATGGAGTAGTTAATGATAATTCAAAGTTTGATAATGCCTCACCATCATATCCTTGAACATATAAATGAACTAATGCCATTTTATATAATTCAGATAATATAATGCGTTGGATACGTTCAATTGTACGAGCAAAGCGAATATCTTCAGCAGCTAATGTAGCTTTACCTTGTAAATCTTTTTCAAATCCAAAGAATGCTTTAGGTACCTTAAGCGCTGCTAACATTTCATCGCGTAAGAAATTAACGTCATCAATCGCGTTATATTCTAAACCTTTGATTGTATCAATCTTAGTTGCTGTATCGTTGCCACGAGTCGGAAGATAGAAATCTTCCATCATGTTTTGTAAGTTAAATCTTAAATTGTAATCGCCAGTTTGTTGATCAACAAAAGGTGTTTTTTTCATCTTTTGCATAATCTTCTGCATGTATCCATCTACTTCTTGTGGAGGTATGTTACCAACGTTTACAGTGAATACGCGTTTTTCTGGGGCACGTGTGATGCGGTGCAACAACATTGCATCTTTCATCAACACATATTGTTTGTAAGTTTTACGAGCAGGTTCAATAAACGAACGCCCGTAAGGTAAGTAGTTAGCGTCAGTTAATAGCCTAAAATGCGCTATTTCATAGTTTTCAAATTTGATTTTACCATCTCTATCTTTAACACGTGAATTAATACCACCAGCAGCGATCACCATTGGATCAATGCGGAAACATACATAAGATGGATTTTCAGGATCTTGTCCTTCTTCACGAACCATATCATAAACTGATAATGGTGTTACGTTGTAGATACCAAATTTTTCAGCTACTTCCATATGCAAGTAAAAATCACCATACTTACACATGTTGCGTGTCCATAACCATAAATTAAACTCGATGTTTAAAACATCGTAAAATAAGTTATAAAGAATACGTTGAATATTATCGTCAGCACTTCTAATTTGTAGTACTTCTCCTGCTTCGTTCTTCAATGTAGATTCATCAGCGATAATGTCTAATGCTGATGCAATAATTGATTCAGTGTCCATTGCTTCATAGTCAGTATATAACTGAATACGAAGTGTTTGGTAGTTCATTGTTGGGTTATACGGCATATTAGCTCCGTATCTATGCAACTTAGTGAATCTATCTATTAATGCGTTTGTTTTTACGTTACCGTAGGCTTGAATTCTATCAACGTCTATTGTTTTTAGTTGATTGCCACCAACATTTCTGATGATAACATCTGTACTAAAAAGGCGTGTTAATCTGCCAAACAAACCTGGTTGTTGTTCTGCCATTATTATGTTTTAATTATACCAATAAATATTTATTAACTCATCACCCATGTCATATCTTCGAACTGGCCGTGGCCATTATCTATCATATATGGATTTTGTTGACCACCAGGCATTGTAGGGCCTGTGTAATCATATCCTGTTCTAGTAATGTTTGAGATCATTGCTTTAGACAAATCCATTCCTTGCTCATAAAACTTCATCGCAGTGTCACGAGTAAATAATCCCATTCCTAATGCCATTACCAAATCATCATTGTATCCGTTTTGCGCTTGTGCTTTAC